TATACCAACTATATCAGCATATTTGACAATTTTTCTTTAAAGTAGTAGAATATTTTATATATAATAAAGTGAAACGAGTTTGTTAATTATGAAAAAATTTAGCCTTTTATATCCAAATAGCAGTAACTATGAAGCCAAGGTTCTTGACGAAGCCGCTTGCAATGACCTATCATTTGACTTTCTCTTAAATGCTTTAACAAAAGAAAAATCCGAAAAGCAAATCATCAAAAGAATTTTATCACAAATGGTATCTGACGAAAAGGTTATAAAATATCGCATAGATATTTTTGATGACTTGCTACACCACCCAAAAATGTGTGAAACATTAGAAAATCTTTTAACACAGCTAAGCGACCTATGGGAATTAAAGCGTATGCAAAAAGATACGGAGGTTTCAGCAATATGGGGACTTATTAACCGACTTCGTGAAGTAAACGACTATATTCAGTGTATAACTCAAATGAAGCTTGCTATGGACGAAGCCGACCTCAAATCAGATGGTTTAAAAGAGCTTTATGCTATGGTAACAGAAATATATAATGGCAGTGGTTTTCCACAGCTGAAAAAGGATATTGATGAAACCTTTGCAAAGGCACAAAAGCTAAAGAGTGTGACTGTTGGTGTAAACCTTGATAATCTTCTTCGTCCAAAGGAGGCTGGTGTTGTATCATTAAATGATGCCGAATTTACCCATACAGGATTGCTCAAAAATTTTATGAATTTTGCTGCAAAGAAAACCTCTGAAATTCACGAAGGTGTAGAAGTTGAAAGTATGAATTTTCACCCTGCCGCAACAAATAAAAAGACTTCACTAACAGGTATGAGCATAAATAATGTGGCTGAACTTTCTACACTTCAAATTGAATCATCGCTCACAGGCGGCGACCCATTTTCAGCGGCTATGGAAAAATCGGTATCAAATATTCTCAAGAAAATAGTCAAGGATATTCGAGATGTTCTCCGCAAGTATGTCGATATAAGCGGTTATTCTCTGACATCAATTTCGCCTGAGCTTATTTTCTATATTCGCTGGGCATCACTGATACGCAAAATACAAAATCTCAATCTTCCAATCTGCAAGCCACAGGTTCTGCCAACCTCACAGCGTGTTTTGCAAACTGATGGTTTATACAATCTTAAACTTGCTATAAAGGCTGTCAATGGTGAAGACATCGACATAGTAACAAACTCTCTCGATTTTAATGAGGAACACCGTATCTACATTATGACTGGTCCTAATCGTGGCGGAAAAACTACTTTCACACAGGCTATCGGTCTTATGTATCTTCTGGCACAGCACGGAATATTTGTTCCAGCATCAGAATTTTGGTTCAGTCCTTGCGATACGATTTATACACATTTTCCAGCCGATGAAAATAAGACCGTAGACCTTGGCAGACTTGGCGAAGAATCTGTCCGACTTTCTGAGATTATGCAAAATTCAACTGAAAATACACTTGTGCTTATGAACGAAACCCTTGCCACAACCAATGTTGAGGAAGGTGTATATCTTGCGAGAGATATAGTTCGCTTTATGTGTTATATCGGAGTTCGTGCAATCTACAATACACATATGCACGACCTTGCAAGAAATTTAGAGGCTTTTAATTCCGACCCAGAAATACATAGTCGTGTCGAAAGCATTGTTACAGGCATAGAAAACGGACGCAGGTCATTCCATGTACAGGTACTGCCACCGCAAAATGCCAGCTATGCAAGAGATATTGCAATAAAGTATGGCATAACCTTTGAACAGCTAAAACAGAGCCGAGAATTAAAATAATTTATTAAAACTTATAAAACGGAGATTTCAATATGACCTATGATTTCATTGAACTTGACCGAAACGGAACTATTCCGCTCTATCAACAGCTATATGACAAAATATCCTCCGCAGTTGAAAACGGCAGCCTTACTATCGGTGCAAAGCTCCCTTCAATTCGTAAACTATCAGAAGATTTACAGCTCAGCCGTACAACAATAGAATCAGCCTATCAACAGCTATGTATCGAGGGCTATATAAAGAGCCTTCCACAGAGAGGATACTATGTCCAATCTGCCCCTCAGAAAAACACGATAAAAAACACAAGCTCCGTTTTACCAATAAATCGTGAGAGCAAAGACAACATTCTTTATGACCTCGGAAGTGACCTTGCTGACCGAAACGAAACTGATATAAAGCTTTGGCGTTCACATATAAAAGATGTTCTGAAAAAGGAGAATGTCATAGCCTCCTATGGTGACCCACAGGGAGAGCTTGCACTAAGAAATGCCCTTGCACTTTATAGTCATGGAATCAGGGGTGCTGTTACAGACGGAAGTCGTATTCTAATTGGTTCAGGCACGCAATCACTTTTATACATAATTTGCGGACTTATCTCCGAAATAAAGCCACGCACAGCAGCTATGGAGGAAGACGGTTTTCCGCTTGCCGAAAGAGTTTTTGCCGATTGTGGATTTTCCATTCATAAGCTTAAAAGCGATAATGACGGAATAATCCCCGAAGAACTTTATAAAAACGGCTCAAGCATATTATTTATAAATCCATCTTGCAATAAAAACGGACAGCCTGTTCGTATGAGCCGTAGAAAAGAACTCCTCAAATGGGCGGAAGAAACCGATTCAATCATCATAGAAGATGACTACAACGGCGAACTAAGATATAGCTCCCGACCATTTCCTGCACTGCAAAGTGCCAATAGTGAGAGAGTAATTTATATAGGTTCATTCTCGAAAATGCTCTTGCCGTCCGTAAGAATAGGCTATGCGGTTTTAACTCCTGAATTGCTCAAAATTTATGAATCAAGAAACGGCTTTTATAATCAGACCTCATCAAAAATTGAACAGCTTGCACTTGCCGAATATATCAAAACAGGCGAACTTGAACGCAGACTTCGCCGTTTGCGTAAGCTATATCGTGAAAAAAGCTCTTTGATTATGCAAGCTCTCGAAACTACTTTTGCAGATTCTGACCTTAAGTTAAAAGCCACACTTCAAGAAACTGCTCTATGTTTTATACTTTCGCTCAATACAAACCGCTCTATGGCGGAAATGCTTTCACTTGCAAAAAATCAAGGTGTCCGACTTTCCGCTCTAAAATCTGACAAAAAAAATACCACCGAGCTTAAATTAGGCTTCGGCGGTATTCCCACAACAGATATTATAAAAGCAATAAATGCCTTGAAAAAGGCTTGGTGCTAAAGTAGTGTATTAGAGAAGTTTATTGACGCGGTCGAAGAAACTACCGAGCGGGCGAACACAGTTCGCCCCTACGATTAGCTAACACACACCCAAAAGACACTTAAAAGTTTTGCTCAAGCTTTTTTAAAAGCTTGCAGTTTCCAAAGGCAGAGCCTTTGGTGGGTTTTAAGGGCAACGCCCTTAACATCTCTTTCTCCTAAAGCGACGGACGAAGTCCGCCGCTTATTTCCTCTATCGTTAGCAATCAGCTAACGCTTTGAGAACTCACCCTAAATTGCCACCCCATTAAAAGTCACATACATAATGAGATGTAATGGTGCAAACCTAAGCAATTCAGCATTCAGAAATTCCTTTTTATCATCAGCAACCTCTGTCAGTATATCAACATAAATCTTACTATCAGCAATATTCTCAGTAATATTACACTCTAAGCCCAAGGATGCAACTTGTTTTTTAAGTGCGTCCTTTCCTATTATGCTCGGATTTATCTGAAGCCTGTTAATAAGCTTATTTCGTCTGATTTCAAGCGTGTCACCATTCATATAGGTTCTTGCCATAGATTCAAGCTGTTCAAGTCCGTAACTCTCTGCTGTCTGAACGAAACATTCACGCAAAAACACATCAACCTTATCATAAGCAACTTGCAAAGCAACAGCATAAGCCCTTATCTCTGCATCAATAAGACCGCCTTGTTTAATATCATAAATTTCTGTTGCAGAAAGCTTATTCTTTATGGATTCATATGCAGTCACCACAAAACCCCCTATACAACAGTAATGCTGACTGCTCCAAGCGTATAAAGCTTAGTGCAATCGCCTTCATATTCTTTAGTCACGCTTGTATCAAAAATATAATTTTTAACACCGTCAATATGATAAATAAGCTCTCCAAGCTCGCAGTATTTAACCCCATCGCCAACGCAAAGCTTTCTGAAATATTCAGCTATTTCATTCTGAACTTTACTTTTAACATCATCAGCATAATATCCGTCCTTAACAGAAATCGACAGCTTTATTACCACGCCTGTCAAAGTGGCATTTTCTACCGAAACGGTAATATTTATGCCCTTCTTGTCATTCATTTCTTGCTGTAAAGCAGAAACAACTTCATCACTGCATTTTGAAGCACGACCTGCAATATAAACTCCAACAGTTCCCGTACCTTGAGCAAGTGGCTTTATACCAACAGAATATACACCGTCTACACCTAAGGCAATTCGTCTGTAATATTCCTCGTTATCGCCATTTGACGGATTATAATAGCTTTCAGTAATTCTTTTACGCAAAGCCTCATCACTTTCTGCTGACGCACCACCGCCGAATATGCTTGAGTTATTCACGCTTATAGCCTCTGAAAAGTAAGTTACAATAGAAGTAACACGATTCACAGGAATATTATATTCTGAACCGCCATTTTCTGCGTGTGCCTTAACCATAACAAAGCTTTCATTCACAGGCAGAACGGTATCCTCATCAGTAACATATCTCAAACCTCCGTCACTCACCGCACAAACCGTTCCTTTCGGAACAGTAAAAGAATACGAAAGCGGTCTTTCTACATAGAACATTAGCTTTCCGCTTGCCTTTATAGCAGGCTTTCTTTTAAGACCTCGCATTTCTGCGTGTTTGTCGAGATATTCGCCCGTTGCAGTAGTAGGAAACATTTGTCTTTTAAGAAAATCAAGACTACTTTCAAGCGAGAAAATCTCTCCCGCAAGAGTTTTCATTCTTATGCTTATATCTGATGCATCATCAGGCACATAGCCAGCATTTTTTTCAAATTCAGTTTGCATTCTCTCAAGAATTTCACTATAAGCTTCGCTCATTTTATCCCTCCTCATCTTCAAATGGAATTTCTATCATAAAAGCCCCAAATTCAGAATTAAATTTAGCTTTTAAAGTTCCTTTTTCGATATAAGCTGAAATCAAATCCACATCAAAAAGCTGTGGCAAAGCTTTTCGTATAAGTCCGATAAGCTCGCCATTTTCCGTTTTGGCTGTTATTTCACTTCCAAGCTTTCGGTCATATATAAAACCTCCAAGCTTTGCTTTTAATCTTATATAAATTTGCTGTTTAAGCTCATCAAAACCGCTTATAGGTATCGGCTTTCCAGCGGAATCCTTTTTCAAATCTCCATTTTCAAGCAATAAATCCAAGCATTCCACCTCCATTAAACAGACTTACCATTTATGGTAACATCTCCACAAATTTCAATCTTTCCATCAGCCATAAGTTTGATAGTAGCCGTGCCATTTTTATTTGAGAGAAAAAGCTCACCGGGCAAAGGACAATCGTTCGGATTAACTCTATCCATAATAGTACCCACGCATACATCACCGCTCTCGGTTTTAAGAACAACCGCATTTTCATCAATTTTCGGTGAAAAGCTTATTCCACTCGGAGCCGCAATAGTCAGATGAGAAACACCGTCCCTGCCAACAGCCGTAATTTCCGAATTATTCGCCGAGGAAATAGCCGCATTTATGCAGTTACTTTTAGCTTGATTTCTCTTTGTAATGTTCTTAGCTATCCACATTCAATATCAAACCTCCATTCAATTACACAATAAATTCAAGATTGTAAGCTCATTGTCGCCGTCAGCCTCATATCTCAGCTTATTTACTCTAAGATTTCCGAGTTTGTAATCGGGCAGAACAATCCAATCCCCGATATTAACAAGCACCCTGCCAGAAATAGTAAGATTCAGCGTATCATAAAGTTCATTAGATTCCTTGATATTCTGATAACAAGATGCAATTCCAACACCGCCATTATCAACAGCATTGAGATAACGCACCGAATCAACACCAAGTCTTTCGGCATTTTCATTGTTTATAATCATCTCATAACCGTTGCCACGCAAGGTTCTGACACGATATTCCGAAATAAGCTCACAACGCTTTCTAACTCGGCTCAACGAAATAATTTTATGCTCACCCTCATTAGTAAGCACCGTAGTTTCGCCCTTGTTTTCGGAAATATCAATCACGCCGTCCTCATTAACTCTCGGATATGTACCAAGAAACTTTCTGCAATATTTTTCAAGAACACTCCATTCGCTTTCGCCTTTGGCAATGCTCATACTTCCGCTTTTAGGCTTGTCATTTCCGATATACTCCTTAAATCCTAAGCGTGAGAAATTTCTCTCCATAAAAAGCTGCATATCAGGCAAGCAACAGCTTTGGGGCATAGCCTCATTATCAAGCAACAGAGCCGCAAGGCTTCTTGCATTGATTTCAAGTATAATTCCGCTCTCTGAAATAGTTTCAATCTGCTCATCAACGATTCCACGAAACACGCATTTAGAGCCGTCAAAAACAGCAATTTCAGCATATTCTATTCCATTTATACCAGAAAGAAAAAGCACATCAAGACTATCAGCCGGAACATTCTTTTCACGAATGAGTGTAACACTTTTCGGATTAAAAAAGATATATTCATTCTTCAAAGCGTCTTTCAAAATATATTTCATCAAAGCCTTATCACCTCTCCCACATCAAAAGCCAAATCAGGACGCATAACAGCAGGATTTTTTTCAAGAAGCTCCTCAACCGCAATATTGTTATCGTATGAAATATCCCAAAGAGTTTCGCCACCCTTTGCTATATAGCTTTTAGGTGTCTGCACCTCAAAATGTTTCGCTGAAGTATCCTCGCAAAAAGAAAAGCTGTATTTAATCAAACTATCCGAGGGTTCTTCCAAAAGTTCAAAATTTTGAAAAAACGCATAAAAAGGTTCAATTCCCGGAAGTAAAAGCAAACCCGAACCACCACTTAGAAATAGCTTGCGAATCTCCGCAAACTGCTTTTCGCAATCATAGCCGACAAGTTCACCCTCTCCGCTGATTTCACACGCTTTTCTTCCAAAGCTCACAGTATTTTCTGCCTGAAAAGGCACAGAATTTTTAGTAACCCTTGCCCTATGCCTAATCTTAATAACACTTGGATTTGTCGCAAAGCTATATCCCTTATATGACATCTTTTCCAGCTTATTCATCTTGACCTCCATCTAATTGCCTTGGATAGCGTCTTGCTTCTCTCTCAACATTATCCGAAACAGCCTGTGAAAGTACAACTGCTTCTCTCAGCCTGTTCATTTCACTTTCAAGCATTTCATTTATATCAGCTTTCATTACGCCATAGCACTCTCCGTTCTTTTCTTAGCAAGAATTTCAACTTTCTCAATAACATTGTTTTTGTCGAGTTTTTCGCTGTGAATATTAAAGTAACAGCCATCAAAAGCAAGTGCCTTATTTCCGATAAATATTTCTATTGAAACGCCATCAGAATTAAACAGATTAACATCGAAAGCTTCAAAAACAACACTTTCAAGAATAAGCTTATACTGCTCTCTGCCCTTGATAATTGCAGTTGGTTCAGTCATAAAACACTCGTAAACCTCGTGTAGCTTTCTTTCGGTGATAATCTCACAGCTTTTTGCTGTACAAAGTAATTTTCCACCAAAATTAATTACAGCATTACTGCCCTTAAACGCTGAATAAACTGCCATTTAGATTTCCTCCTTAAAGACTCCGGCTAAAGCGTCTTTTCCGCCATAACAGCCGCAAATATCAATTTCAGCCTCCGCACAATAAGCATAAGGCTTAGTTGTATATTCACAAGCAAGAAGCCTCACATCTCCTATTTCATCAGGAAAAAGACTTTTCAGCTTTTTGCATATCCTGCTAAGGACCTCGATAACCTCTCCACTATCACCATTTTCGCAACTATATGCCTTGATATGTATTTTTCGCTTTATGCCTCGACAAAGCTTTTCCGAAAGCAAGCCGTCCTCATCATCACATTCCGAGAAACCAATCACCGCATAATTATCCCTTACAGGATTTTGTATTTTATTCTGCGAAAAAGCCCCCAAAATTTTGATATTCCAAAGCTCAGTATCTTCTTTCAAAGCATTTTCATACTTTTTGCAATCAACAAAAATACTTCTCACCCCCCGATAAATCTATCTAACAAATTTTTTCAGATAGCATTGTGCATAAAGTCCTATCTTACCAATAGATACCATATGCTTGCTCAAAATCACATAGCTTTCATTATGACACTCGACTTTATCTCCACGCTTTGCACCAACGACAAGTTCTGTTCTGCATAGCATAACAAAACACTCCTCATCAATACAACCAACTTCCTGACGAATTTTATCCGAGAAATCGCTTTTATCAATAAGCGGATAAATCACCGCAAAATCAACCTTATCATTGATTTTGGTTTCAGCACCTATTCGGTGAAAAATTCTTTCTATCCTGCTTTTTTTCATACAATCCTCCCGAAGATAAAGCCATCATCACGCAGAAAGTCCTTAACCTCAAGCAACACATCTTCCCATACCGCATCAGCATATTTCATACTATTTTCATTTGTAGAATTAACACTGATTTCACCGACTTTAAAACCACCACCTTCACCATTTGCAATATTTCGCTGTACATATCTTATAAAGGCAAGAGCAGCGGCAGCCCTGTTAAGGCTGTCACCGCATTCCTCCTCATTTATATCAGATTTAAGCCTTGCCCTTAAAGAACGCACCGCATCTTCGCAAAGGTTTTGATAGTTTCCTCTTTCAGACTCAGAAAGCTCTGCCAGCTTCAAAAATATCGCAATAACCTCATCAATACTCATACAGCACGCACCTCAAAGATAAAATTAAGAAAGCTTCATTGCCTTAGAAGCACTTGCACAAATCTTTCCAAAGCCTGTTGTAATGCTTATTGCGGCTCTCTCAAGCTGTCTGTCGATAAGCTTGTCATAGTCAGTAATAACACCACCAGATTCAACAAGCTCAAGTGAGCAGTTCTTGTCAAGACCGATAATAGTATTAGCGTCCATAGATGGAACATGAATAAGCTTTGCACCAAGTGGAGTAATCATACTACCAGTGCCGTGGAAAGTAAGTCCTGCGGAAGCATCTCTCATTTCAGGAAGTGCGAGAAGCTTTTGCATTAAAGCAGTAGGAGCAAGAATAGTATTAAGCTCATACGGAGCAAGTCCTGCCCAAAGGCTTACAAGGTCTGTATAGTCGATTTCACCCGTTGCACTAATAACTGTTGCCGGATTTTTATTTCCGTCACCATTAAGAATAACGCTCACAGCATCCTTGAGCTGTTCTCTTGCAATCTGCATACCAATCTGACTAAGCATAACAGTAAACAAATCAAGACGCTGAAATCTCAAAGCCTCATAAGATGCAGAAAGAATTCTGCCACGCTTATTAAGCGAAATAAGACTGCCCTGTGTCTTAATAACAGTTTCAGGAATAGTCGCAGTTTCCTTAACAATATCAAAAGTAGTCTTGTCATCAGAAGGGTCAGAAGTAATAGAGCGATAGTCCATACCATCAATTCTTGTAGTTGCTGCTACAATATCAGGAATTACATTAGAGCGTTCCATACCGACAGCAACCGCTCTTGAAACATATTCAGGGAATAAAGCCGCAGAATCAGAATTATCAAAAAACTTTTCAACTCTGTCAGATGACTTACCGCTCACCTTAATATCAAAACGCTTCAACTGTCGCTGAAAAGCGTCCAAGCCCTCAAGAGCAGTTCCCTTATAATTTTCAGACGGGTCAAGCTCCTCAAGAATATCTGTCTCT